ATAGAGTACTAATAGACTTAGTAGAAATGGAGTAGACAATGGATGAGAATAGAGGAACGGAAGGTGTGGTCATTCAAGGCTTGGACGTAATTGATGTCTTGAAATTCGTTGATAAAAAGAAACAAAGATTTCTGGCAATAGGCTTGAATGACTTAGAAGAAATTTTTGAAGCTTCTAGCAAAGATAAAAACTCTGAAGAATTTCAATTGGTTAGAAAATTAATTCTAGACTTAGTAAACGAATATACACGTTCAATTCTTAGAGTAATTTTTGGAGACATAGAGTATCTGAGGTATGAAGACCCTAATAAAAAATAATGGCTACAAGAGAAGTAGAGGAAAGAGGTACAACTTATACAGCAGGAATATTTGAAAACATAAATGCTACATCTTTATCAGAAATTTTTAAACAAGAAGCTGAAAATGTAGAAGATGTTATTTCAAAATTAGAGTCCTATATACAAGAATTAGAAGCATCTGCTGAAGCAGGAGAATTAACAGGAACTAGAGCTGAACTAGAAGATGCTATTTTTAGAAGAGCTTTTCTAGAAACAGTAGATATAATTCAAGATAAAGCATTGGATTTCATAACAACGGAGGCTGTAAAAGCAGCTGTAAACACTGGAGAATTTAATTATGATTTATATATAAATCATTTATTAGGTGCTATGGAAAATAATAAAGAAGGATTATTTGGTATAGTTCCCTATGTTGGTCAAAAATCAATTAAAGTAAAAGTTAACTTTGAATTATTAGGTAAACCTGAAGAGTGGGGAAATGCAATACAAGCTTATAGAAAACAAAGGGGTTTAGGAAAATTAAGCGAACAAAATAAAGAAGTTGGCTCTAAAGTTTGGAAAGAAAAGATTTACGGTGTAGGTAGAGAAGGGGGTCAAGTAAAAAAATATTTTAAAAAAGCAGAAACTTCTTTAGATATAACTGGAAGATATAAGGAAAAATATAATGAAACAGTTGCTGGAAGATTATCTTATATCCCTCCAAATAAAGCACCATTTTGGTATATTATAGAACATGGAAATGCAAATGTTGGTGATAAATTAAAATTAAAAGATACATCTGGAGTTGCATATCCAAGTTTTGGTGCAACAAATTTTGTAAGAAATTCTGAATTAGCAATTATATCTGCTTTCAAAGAAGCTTGGACACAATATGAACAGGCAGCTAGAGATGTAATAGATAATTTAGAAGATGAACGTGTTAGAGAATTACGAGAAAGAGCACAAGAAAGAGTAGCAGCTGGAGAAACTTTTGGAGGAAAAAAATTAATAGAAAAAATAAAAGCCGACGAAGTTACTCTAGAAGCTTATAATAAGGAATGGGGTGTACAGGTAAGTGCTCGTGCTCCGTCTGGACAATGGGCTAAATTACCAAGAGGGAGATAGGTTATGTACTTAGAAAGGAAACAGGATTTATCAATTTATTATTGGCTAAAGGATGACATTTTTTCAGATGCACCCTTTATAAATATTAAAGATGGATTCCCAACTGAAGGTTTAAGTTTACCAACAGTAGCAGTAGAAGGGAGCGACATCAGCATCGGTCCTTTTGAATTAGGAAATCCGTATGGAATAAAATATAGAATATGGGATATAGATGTCTTCGGGGAGAATAAATCTCAACGAGACGAATATGCTTATAGAATTCTTAATGAAGTGGAAAATAAAATACCAGTTTACGATTATGATGAGGGCTTTCCTCCTGACGTAACTCCTACCAAACTTGGAATTTTAATTCCAGAGAGAATTAAGATGGAGATCATAAGAGTTGATCCCAACTTAGTTAGTACTCTATATTGGCGTGCTACGATTTCATTTGTAGCAATTTATGAACAAAATTAGGAGGATTTAATTAATGGCGAAAAGACTAGCAATTCCCTCAAAGGAACTAGCTCTCCGAGTTGTCGGACCAGTTGATTCTTTCTTTGCAACTAGAGTGCAAAGATTCAGTATGGACACAGATGTTCCTACTACCAACGTTGATGAACTAGGTAGTCAGCAACATGCTGGTACTGTTACAGATCAACCGAATATTACTCTAACATTTTCAGCCTTTGATGTTAGTGTTAAAATATTCTCTGTACTTACTGGTACAGACTATAGTGCATACCCTTCGCAGGGTGTGGATATTGAAAGTCTCGCAGAGATCGATGCGATTCTCTACGTAAAAGATGCAAGTGCAGCTGACTACGTTAAATCAGCACACGCAAGACGTTTGCAGATTAGAGACTTCACTTATTCATATTCAGTGACGGGTGAATCTACAGAAGATTATACTGGTGTAGGCTCGGAAAAAAGATGGTTTAAAAACGATGTTATTGTAGATAAGTTTACTACAGGCACTACTTCGTTTTCTTTGACGGAAACACCAATTCAGCTGAAGAACGGCAATTGGTTGCTGTCATTTATCTTGGATGGTTCTTATTTAGAGGAAGTAGCTTCTGGTCCAGCAACTGGTGAATACAGTGTATCTGGTACTACAGTTACTACCGCTGATTCTAGAACATCACAAGCTTTGGCAGTTTATCATGCTAACCCAGCTGGTGACGCTTGGAGCGATGTTGGTGACTCTTCAATTCCTGCGGCTATCAGAGGACAAGATGTAAAGATTACTATCTTGGCTAATGATATTCCGAGAGTACAATCGGTAACGATTAATGGTACTCTAAACTCTACTCCCGTTAGGGAGATGGGTAACAGAGTTGTAGTTGGTTATCAATCTCAAGTTCCTACCGTTGAAGGAAGTATTACTGTATTAGACACAGACACTGAATTAATTGACTTGTTCTTGAATCAAAGTATTGCCTCTGGTGATACTGAATTCGAGCTGACAGCTGCTTGTGCAGTTTCAGGTCTTGACCTTCAGATTACTCTGTATGATCCTTGTGATACTACAGTATCAGGTACACCGATGAAGACCATTCTAGTTCCAAACCTGAGAGTGACTGGAGACTCCTACACAATCAATGTCAATGAAAATGCCCAACAGGTATTCAATTGGCAGAGTGAAACTGCTCAATGTATTGTGTATGAAGGTTTACCTGCATAAACTAAATAAAAATTAAGCTATAAGGTAAAGGAGAAACACAAAGGAGCTATAACGTACAATAGTCATATTAGTATGGTATAGCTCCTTTTATTTTTATATCGAGGAGAGGAAAATGCAAGAAATAGATAAGAATGATGTAGATATATCTATACTTTTCAAATGGGGTACACCCGTACCAATAAAAGATGCTTTCGATAATATTATAGAAATTGTATATGTTAGATTAGCCGGAGATGCAGAAACAAATAGAGCCAGAACTTATGCACTAAGAGAAAGTGCTAAACTAAGAGATTTATTGAGAACTCCAAGAAGTGATGAAAGATTGGCTTACATTCCTGATTGGAAAAGTATGAATGAAGGACATCTAGTAGAATTAATAATTCAGTTTAATCTTAGGGAATTGGTACAAAAAGTAACTAAAGAGATTCTAATGCCATTACCAGTAGAACCAAGAAGTGATTCTACATTAGAATCTCAAGAGAAGTATCAGAAAGAAATAGATGAATACCCAAAGGTAAGAGAGTCTAAAATAAAAACCAGATTAGATGAAATTGTAAAAGAAGAAAGACAACGTTTAAAAGACTTACCAAAAGGGGAATTAGCTTTAGAAGCTGAGAATGCAATTATAAAAGAACTATGTGAAAGAAGAATGTATGATGCTTTTCAAGCCATGATACTTGCACAAACTACTTTCAAAGATTCTGAATATAAAGAAAAGTATTTTAATTCAGCAGAAGAATTTGAGAATCTTATTTCTGATTTCAAAGAACAATTATTTACTGCATATAATTCAATAAATATTAGTACAGAAAATTTAAAAAAATTGCCAGGAGCAATGCCATAGCTAGTTTGTGGGAGATAGCGAAGTCATTGCAAATTCCGCTAGACAATAAAATAACAACTCTCACAGAACTACCTTATACAATCTCTTATGTTATTAGAAAGAGATTACAGGTATCTAGTTTGCAAGAAATACCAAAAGAGAAAAGACCACCAGAATTAACTATCTGGGATGGTACTTCAGAAGATATAGAAGAATGGATAGATAGAGTTTATGGAACTAAAGAAGCTGTAGATTCTTACAGAACTGAATTCCTTATTGACGATATAGAGGGCTAAAAAATATATGCCAGACCCAATTAACCAAGAAGTACGTGCAATAGAAGAACTTATAGAAGTATTACGACAATCAGAGCAAGCTCTATTAGCAAATGGAGAAGCTGCTGAAACAGTTACTGATTTAATAGATCGTCTTCAAATTGTTTTAGAAGATTCTTCTAAAGTTTTACCTTCTTTAACTCAAATAGAAAAAGCATTAGATAGAATAAAATCAGGTATAGGGGGAGTAGTTGATATTGGACCTTCTTTACTAAACAGAGGTTTATCAGAAGCTGCTAGAGGATATAAAGAATTTTTAGATGCTGGAACATTTGATACTGATTTAGTTAAACAAATGGGAGATGAATTAGCAGCTCTATCTGATGTTGATTTAGAAGATTTAGCTGAAGAATTAAGAAAAATATCTGGAGAAGAATTTTCTGTAGATAGAATTAAAGCATATGTTGATATTTTACGAGATTTAGAAAATGTAAGAGCTCTTGGTAGAAAACAATTAGAATCTATTGGAGATTATCAAGATGCTTTAAGACAAATACAGGTTGGTTGGAAACAGGTTGGAGATACTTTAAGTCAGCTTTCCGATGCTGATATAAGTAAATTAGCTGAAGAATTTAAAAAGATTTCTGATACAGAGTTACCAGTAGATGAAATAGAAAAATTATTAAAGGTTAGTGGAGAGGCAGCTGCTTCTACTGAAATAAAATTAAGCGATCTAAAAACAGCTTTAGATACTTTACAGTCTGCTGGTGATATAGAAGTAAATATAATAGAACCAACAGACATAAAGATCACAGAAGAATCTATTAGAGAATTAGAAGAAAGTATTGCTCGTTTAGAAGATATTGATTTATCTAAAGTATCCGATGAATTTAAAAGATTAACAGAATCAGATTTTCCTGTAGAAAATATTAAATCTTTTATTGAAAATCTACAACAAGTATCAGAACAAGAAGTTATAGACCCAAGCCAAATAATTTCTGTAGAAAAATTAATAGAAAGTTTAAATAACTTAAAAGCTGCTGGTGAAATTCCAAGATCAATAAAAGAGATTGGAGAAGAAATATTAAAACTCTCCGATGCTGATTTATCTAAAATATCAGAAGAAATTAAAGCAGTAGCTAATACAGATTTTCCTATAGAAAATATAAAAGCTTTTGCTGAATCACTTACTGAATTTAAATTAGACCCAGATGCTGAACAAACTTTTATACAATTAGAGAAAGCATTAACTCTCGTAACAGATTCTTCCCAATTAACTACAAGTCAAGTACGTAAACTTGGTGATGAAATAGAAAGACTGGAAAAAATTAATATACAAAGACTTGCTGAAGAATTTAAAAAGTTAACTGGTATTGATGAATTTCCAATAGAAAATATTAGAGCTTTCGCTGAGACATTAAAAGATATTGAATCTAGAGATGTTATCCCACCAGAAGCTATAGAAACTGTAAAGGCTCTAGATAAAGCTTTAGAGAATATTCAAAGTGCTCAAGCATTACCTTTTGAAGATTTAGCAACAGATTTACAAAGTGCTGGAGTAAGTGCTGAATACTTCACAGATAAACTAGACTATCTAAAGAGTCAATTAGAAAGAGCTTCTAAAGATTCAAATGAATTTAAATTAGAATTACAATTTCTAAAAGAAAATCTTGGTGATCTTGGTTTATCTGAAGATGCTGTCAATAGAATAGTAGAACACTTTAAAGATTTAGGTAAAATAGAAAGCCCAGCTAGACTCTTTGAAGAGCTTAGTCAATTAGGTTTACCAACAGATGAAATAGAAAGGTTTGCAAAAAGTTTTGCGGCACTAAGAAGTAACTCAAGATTAATTACTGAATTTATAGAAAAACTAAAATCAGTAGATATATCTAAAGAATCTATAAAAGATTTAGTAACGGAAATAATAAATTTAGGGGTGGCACTAAATACTCTTAACGCCAGCTCTAATGTAACAAAAAATGGAGTAGAAAGTTTAGGAGTTTCTTGGCAAACTTATGCTGGAATTACTAAACGTACTTCCCATGAAATAGATACATCTACTAGGAGTATTAAAGAATTTGGAGATTCTACAGAAGAAGTAATACCAGAAGTTGATCAATTTGTAGCAACTTTACAAAAATTAGGGGTTGCACAGGACTCGATAGAAAGAATAAAGAGCGAGACTTTTGATGCTGGTGTTACATCTTTTGGAACTTTAAGGGGTACAGAGTTAGCTGATGATATTACTAAATATACTACTACCCTTAAATTGGGGGAAAGAGCTACACAAAGTTTTACTATATATGTAGATAATCTTGGCAATGCTTTCAAAACAGTTTCTGAAATTGTTCAAAAAAATCCATTAGATGATTTTATTGCCGACTTAGAATCTTTTCAAGTACCACAAGTTGCTATAGATGAAATAGTAGGAGAAACTTTTGGTCAAGGTAAAGAACTTTCTAGCCCTAGATTACAAGAATTAAATGATGGTTTCTTAAAATTAACTGGTAATATAAAAGCTGCTGGTGGTACAACTAAAGCTTATGTAGCTTATATAGATGAACTTGGTAATGTACTAAAAGCATTACCAGTAAAAGAAGTGTCTGTTTCCATGCAGGACTTCACTGATGTGTTATCTAATAGGGTTGGTGCAATAGATAATGTTAATAAAATGTTGGAGAGATATGGTTTTGAACTTTCTAGTCTCAAAAAATTAGAAACAGAAGCTGGAAGTGGCATTACTAGATTAGAATTTTCAATGAAAAGTATGGGAGGTGCTACAGAAAAGCTTACTCTTCACGTTACAGAATTTGGTAAAGTACTTACAGACACACAAAGAAGATTTAGAACGTTTGCTGGCGGTATTGCTAGAAATATTGGAGAGAGTTTCAAGTGGGCTGTTGCTATTACTGCTGTTTACGGTCCTCTAAGAAAATTGCAAGACTTGGTTCAAATCTCAATAGATAATGAATCTAAATTAGCAGACATTGGTGTAGTGCTTGGTAAAAATACAGCAGAATTACAAACTGTCTTTTCCGATGCTGTAAAAGCAGCTAAAGCTACCGGTGAAAGTCTAAATGGTGTTATTGAAGGATATGCTTTAGCTTACCGTGCTACTGGAAACTTAGCAACAGAAACAGAAAGAGCAGAAGTAGCAAATCAATTATTAATAGATTCTCTTGTATTGTCTAAACTATCAACATTAGACCAAGCCGAGGCTATGGATACTCTTGTTGCTGGTTTACTTCAGGCTGGATACTCATTAGATCAAGGTTCTGAATTATTAAATAAATGGGTTGCAGTATCTAAAGTAGCTAATGTTAGCGTAGATACTCTAGCAACCTCTTTTGCTATTATGGCTACAGCAGCTGAGGGTGTTGGTCTTAGTTTTGATGAACTAAATGCTATTATTGCTGTTGTAGCTGCTAATACAGAATTATCAGCAAAAGAGGCTGGTAATGCTGTTAGATCATTTGTATCAGGTTTTCAAACAGATAATGCTAGAAAAGAATTAGCTAAATTTGGTATAGCAGTAGAAGATTTAAACGGTGATGCTAGAAACTTTATGTCAGTTATGTATGACATAAAAGAATTATTTGATGCAGGTCTTATAGATGATGCGGAATTAAATAAAATTGGTACTGCACTTGGAGGTAGAGGGGCAAGAAGGGGTGCACAATTTACTACATTCTTAAAGAGTTTGGAGGAAGTACAGGGCTTAGTTACTACTTCTGCTGAAGCACAAGGAGATGCTTATGATGCTTTAGGAGTAAAGATGGACACTGTACAGACATCTCTTACTAATTTAGCTACCAGCTTCCAAGAGTTAGCTAATACTATGGGTACTGAAGGTGGAGTATTAGATTTATTAAAATTCTTTGTAGATTTATTAGATAATGTAGTACAAAAGATTGGTGATTTTGTTTCAGTAATGGGCAAAGCTGCACCATTATTAATTGCTGGTGGTGGACTTTTAGCTTATGGTTCAAGTACTGGTAGATTAAGAAACATTCCTAGCCAACTTGGAGGTTTAGCTACTGGATTATTGGGCGGAACTTCTTTCGGACAACAAAGACAACCTGCCGGACCAATGCCAATAAGCGATTACCAGAATTATTCTATTTATGGTAAAACAATGGCACAATCTTTTGGGCAATGGACACAAAGAAATGCGGGTAATATAGGTCTTTTAATGGGTCAGGGAATGTTAGCTGCCCTTAATGTAGCAGAAAAAGATTGGGATGGTTTAGGTGCTCAAGTTGGTGGAGGTATTGCTGGCTTTCTTATTGGTGGACCACTAGGTTCTATTATAGGTTCTACTATAGCCGAAGCTGTTGTGAATGGTTTAGCAGAAGCTGGTTCTTCTGGTGAATTATCTGATATTTTTGAAGGAGCTTTTGCTGATGCAGAAAAACCAAATGATCAGCCCCCAGAAAATTTAACTCTAGAAGAAAGGTTATTACAAGAAAGGGAAAACTTAGAAAAACAGTTTGTTGCTGAATTTGGTGGTGAATTAATAAATGGTATTAACTTATGGTCAGTTACCACAGAAGATACTATAAGAGAATTATTGGGGATTTCTAAGAAATGGAAAGATGATCTTACTGGTTTACAATATCTTGGTGAGAAAGCAAGGGGAGTTGTTTCAGCGTATGATACTGGTGGAGTAGAAGCTGCAAGAAAATATGGTACTGAATATGGTATAAGAGGAATTAATAGCATTGCTTCAGAAGAGGATATAAGAGCTAAAGTCGAACTATTGAGAGAAATGTTAGCACTTGCAGAAGAAAATGAAAATGCAATAGCAAATATTGGTAAAGATATAGCTCCAGAAGGTACGCAAGCCTATACAGAACTTACTGCTAATATGTCTAAATATGGCGATCTTCTAAAGAATGAAATAAAGAAAGCACAACAAGAATTTAATACAGAATTAATTAATAGTGATATTACTATTAAACAATATAGAGATTCTATGGCAAGAATGGGTCAAGAAGGAGAATCTATTATGCAGGTATTCTCCTCATTAGATGATGTAATGGGCAATAGTGCTGAGAATCTATTATTAGTATTAGATGTACTTTCTAGAACCTCTGAAGAAGAAATAAATATAATTACTAATCTTTCCAGTGGAGTTTCCGACCTAAAAGAACAAATAAAACAATTGAAAGCAGAAGGAGATTTAACAGGTGCTTTAGTTAAACAAGGGGAATTAGACCAAGCTTTATTAGAATTAGATGCTGTATTTAAGCAAATACAGGAAGCACAAAGACAACCATTAATACAAGTAGCCACACAAGCACCACAAGTTGTAGATTTCAAACCAGAAGAATTCAATAGAGTAGCTGATGAAGCTGGTAGAATTCTTGAAGAAAGAATACAAGAATATATAAGATTAGGACTACTTCCTAAAGATACTACAATAGAAGAAGTTAAAGCTGCTGGAGAAATATTAGCTATAGCCTTTGCAGAACCATTTGGTGATGCTACCTATAGATCAGTTTCTGATGCAATAGCAGCTCTATTACCAGAGGCAGCTGAAAATCTAAGAAGTTTAGAGAAGATAACTCCTCCAACTCCAGAACCCACTAAATTTAGAATTCAAACAGTTGATATGACAGAGGCAGCTTTTACAGCAGCTTATGAAAAACAACTGGCATTTCTACAGCAAGCTTTTGGTGAATTCTGGCAACCATCTTTTGAAACAATGGGTATTATCTTTTCAGATGGTGTAGATGTATTACACTTAGATAATCTTGCTATGCAATTAGCAATGAATGATTTGATTGATGTAAATCAAAAACAATTAGAAGGTGTTTATAACTTACCTACAGATGCTAGCTTCTATGTACCCTTTCAAGGATATAAATTAGGATTTGATGAGGGAGGTTTAGGAGGAGCTGGGAGTGCTTTATCTGGTGCAGCTGATGAACTAAAAGATGCAGCTCAAGAACTTAAATCATTAGATGTTGGAGAAGATTGGGGAGGTACTTTAGAGCAATTCTTATTTGAGAACTATGGTGCACAACAGGCAAATAGACCTACTCAATTTGAAGCTACTTACCCAAGATATGAATTACCACAACAAGTAGGAACAGAATACTTCAATCAAGGAATGTTAGATTCTTGGCAAAGATTACCAGATGAAATGCTAAAAGTTATTGAAGAAGATTTACCAAAAACAACTTTAGAGATTTCTGGTCCAGCAGCTAAAGGTTATGGTGGAGGAGCAAGACTACAAGAGGAAAGAGATGCTATTGATAAATTTGATAATGCTGTTGCTGAATTTGGAGATCATGTTGGTGATTTAGGAGAATTAGGATTTGGTCAAGAATTACAACAAGAAAAATTAACAATAGAAGATCAGAGAAGAGGTAGAGTTATTGGGGGTACTTTAGGAACTTTATCTCCAGAAACTATTTTACCGGGTGCTACAGAAGCTGGTACTATTGTTTCTGAATTACAAAATATAGCAAGAATTCTTTCTGAAAATATGTTTAACTTTAGTGAAGGAAGTATCTTAGGTTCTTTGTTACAAAAAGTAGGAATACCAATTGGAGTTGGCGGTGGTGCTGGAATTGGTCCACAATTCTCTTTTGATAAATTAGATTCAGCAGCTGATAAATTATCTAATTTTGCAGATATAATGCAACCCGCTTACCAATATTCTCCACTTGGTCCACAGCAACAAATTGGTACTTCTGATATAGCTACAGAATTTAGTGGTATGTTAGACTTGCTTAATCAGAAGATTTCAAATCTAAGTGGTTTTACCACAAATCTAAAAATCTCATCTAATTATACAGCCAACTTAATAGTTGATGGTAGAACACTAGCACAAGTAATCAAACCTTATCTATATTCAGATATGATTAGGTTTGAAGATACAGCTGTTAGTATAACCAAGAGTATAGTAGCTTAGGAGGACTTATGGCTTGGTATTTAGGTAATGTAAGAATATTTCCACAAGCAAGTAATAAAAGTTGGGAACAAATCTCAGCAGAATTAAATCCATTAGGTGGTGGAAGTATTATACATAACTTTGGATATAGTGAAGAAAAAAGAAAAGTAAATGCTTATATAGTTGGTATTGCTGATGAAGAAGCATTAGCAGCTATGACTATCTCTGGAATTTATTATACTCTTTCTGGTCCTTATGGTGCTAGAGATTATTTAGTTAAATCTGTAGCATCTGATCAAGTACCTTTTGTTAATTGTCAATCTCTAAGACCGGATTTAGATGAGGATTCTCCTGTATTTATTGTTGATTTGGAGCTATGGTACGATGCCTAAAACTTTATATGCTAGTGTTACAAACGTACCTAGTCCATTAAATATAACTGTATCTAATAGTCATAATAGTAGTACTGCTACAGCACAAATTGTAGCACCAAGTAAAACTGTAAACATTGGTGATAATATTACTATAGACTTGGGTTATGTTGGAGATTATAATAGAGTTTTCAAAGGCTATGTAAAAAATATTACTAGACAAGTACCAGACGATCTTTATACAATTACAGCTAAAGATGATTTAGTAAGAGCAATAGATTTCTTTATCGTACCCTCAAATCCAGACAATACTTATAAATGGCATAATATCAAAGCTGAAGATTTAATTCATAATATTTTATCTTTAGCAGGACTTACTGGTACTGTAAATACTCCTCCTGGAGGTAGTGCATTTACTTTTGCTACAAAAGCTGGTAACGATGTAGAAGTAAAATTAGTAGGTGCTTATGACTTTTGTAAAACTATAGCAGATTTACTCGCTTGGCAATTGTGGATAGATGAGACAGGTGCTATACAATTTAGGAATAGAAAACCTTATCCTATGGACGGTCTTCCAGAATCTTTACAAGTAGGGTATGAGGCAGATACTCCTATATCTGGTGTAATTTTAACTGATCTTACTGTACTTAATGCAATAAAAATTGAATCAGATAGAGACTTAAGAAATAGAGTCGTGGTACACGGTTCACCTGGAATTTATGCAGAATCTAAAAGTGCTACTTCTTATAATCCTCTAACAGATTCTATGGAAAATATTTTACCAACTACTCCATCACAATTCTATAAAGCAATGGCTTTAGTTTCTAATATCATAGATAATCAAAGCATGGCTAACAATTCTGCTAGTTATAATTTAGACTTGTATAATAGATTAAGTGTTTCGTCACAATTTCAAACAGAGGGTAATTCAAAATTATTGGCAAGAAAAGTAGTAGAAATATCAGAAAGTAGACTAGGACTTACTGGTAATTGGTATATTTATCTAGCTGAGCATCAGTGGTCAAGAGAAGGTTATATTACAAATTTAGAATTGAGGATTTAGTATGGGTGTTATGAATATCGTTGTAAAACACGATGGAACGGATATAACTAATTCAACAATTTCCTATGATAGAGAACATGATATTTGTTCTGGAAGAGGAACAATTGAATTAGTAGTACCTTTAAATATTAATAGAAATTTCAAACCTTGGGATGTAATAGAAATCTGGGAAAATGGAAATAAGAAAGCTAAGTTTTTTATTGATAACTCTGCTGAAAACGCAGCTGCTGGTACAATAAAAATACAAGGCACAGATGGTTCTAAAAAACTAACAGACTATTTTATTACAGATTCTTATACAATAGATTATCTTTCTTATGGTAGGTATTGGATTGAGAAATTCTTAACCGAAGCTGGCATTTCTTATACTTTTACGGTAAGTGGTAATGGCTCTCCTTTATCTAATAATACTTCTTTAGGCTTTGATTCTGCTTTCAATACTATTACTAATTTGTTACAACAATCTGGTTGGTATATTTATTTTGATAACAATGGGGTTGCAATAGTTGGAGATTTAAATAAAGATGTAAATGATCCAGATCATACTATTAATGGTAATGATATTGGACGATTAGATAGAGAAATGGATGACGAAAGACTTAGGAATAGGGCTGTAGTGTGGGGAAATACTAATCCTACTTATGGGGAAGTCTATGTAGATATTTCTGTACCTACTCCTTGGAACTACGATGCTCAAGATAAAAGAGCTGTAGTACTTTCTAATAGTTCTATTTATAGCCACGATCAAGCTTTAAGTTTAGCACAGAAAATGCTGAAAGAATTTACTCAAATAAAAGACGAGAAAACTCTCTTAGTATTGAATGATTATAATTTACAGCTTGGAGAAATACTAAAAGTAAATACCAAATATTGGGCTGGTAGAGGACTTATAACCGGACTAACAGCATCTATGAGTAAAGATGGTCTAGTATTTCAAGTTACTCTTAATAAGAAATGTCCTAGATTATTTACTTTCTTTTCTAATTATCCTCCTATAGAAGAAGGATTCTATGTCTATATCGGTACTGCTGGTGCAGGTATATGGAGAAAATATGTAAACTCTTCTACTTGGGGAAATGACAGTTCAGGTTTAGAAGACCTAGATATAGTAGATTTAGCAATTAGAAATGGTAATTTTGCAACTGTAGCATCTGATGGTTATCTTTATACCAGAAGTTCTGAGTTAGGCTCTTGGAATAAATATATTCCCCCAGACTTGAGAGATGTTTCTGGAGTAACTTATTCCAATATGAATCTAAGAGCTGTAGCCTGTAGTACGGATATGAATGATAATATCATTGCAGGTTATAATTACGTACCTTCGGGAATAATGGCTTCAGGTGTTATGGTTTCTGGTATGTCTTGGGTACTACAGCTTACTGGTGCACAAACTTTAATTAGAGCAGAGCAAGTTACTATAAGTGGTGGTGCTGGTGAATTTAATAATATGTATAGTATATTTGATTTAGAATCTACTGGAGAGTATAATATTATTTCTGTTTCTGGTATAGCACCAGTTTCTGGATATATAGCTGATGGAGTTTCAGAATATCTTCAAAGAGGGGCGGGGTATAGAACCATATGTTTATCTGGAGGCAACATGCACTTACCTCCAGATTCTAAATGTCTTAATAGAGGTTTTGGCTACGGAAATACACCAGCTTCGGAAATAGCATATTCTAGTGGAGTACAGCTTACTTATAAATCTGATTTAATATGTGATCCAGATGGTACAACTTTTTGGTATGTTGGGTGGAAATCTAGTGTTGGTTATTTATGTAAAATAGATATGGCTACAGTTTCTTCTAGCTATTGGACATTTACTCCTCCTACAGAATGGACAGATGCTGGTTTTGATGGTGTACTTGCATTTATGTTGAGACATAAAACTACAGATACATTTGATATAGTAACAGTAGTTGAGGATACGTCTAATGTTGTATATCATTATTCCTATACCATAGGAGGTTCTTTATCTAGTCTTGGAAATAGTACAATAGCTGTTGGTTCAGCTTATGATGGTTGTGGATTAATAGGTTCACAAGTTTTAATTGGATACCATTTTTCAAATACAGTACATGCTAAAATATTAAATTTAATATCTGGTACTTTTACTGATGTAGATATTTATACAGGCATGGGAGCTGGTTATAGTGGACTTAATGGTTGGGTAAGATTAATGTCTACTGGAGATAGTATCATATTTGGCTTTGTTTTTGTAGTAGGTACAGATATTCATCATTTTAATACTTGTACTCTTTTTCCCTGCGATTGTCCAAAAACTGCTGAATTTTATGCAACGGGGTATAGAATTACTGAATATGGGGGTAGCGGCGTTATAGGACCAGCCTTATTAAAAACAGTTCCTACTTATGATGGTAGTGAGGGATATGGAGATGAAACAACACATAGAATATATTTTCTTGGATTTACAGAAGCTTATATGAGCGAGGCAGCTGTAAATACTAATATTAGAACAGCCTATGTATTAGGAAATTTTATAGTTTTTCATGCCCCTTGTTCAGTTCTTCCAGATTGGCTGGAAGGATGGAGTGTAGGAATATCCTTTCCAGATTTAACTCTTTTCCATGAAGTATATACTGGATACATAAGAGAAGATTGGGAATATATACCACCAGAGGGTGGATATGAATGGTTAGGAAAAACTGCCGAAGGGATAGGTTTAAATGGTGCTCCTCCGGGTGCAGCTCCTTATCATGGTAAATATACCTCTCCAGGATTTCATTTACATGATTGGGATGATTACCCAGACGGGCAGGGCTGGAAAGTATTTAGAAATGTACCTGCATTTGGAGCTGCTTTTGGTTTTGATTATTATGATGATTATTTAGAATGTAATAATTATGGTTTTTCTGGTAATACAAGTGGAACTATGGATGATCTAACTGGTCAAATATCTGCCGGAGGAGATCAAGGATATTATACATATTCTCTAGTTGAATACCCTCGTTGGGATAATGAATGTCCAACACCTACTAATGTATGGCAACCTTACAATAGTCAAGTAGAGTTAACTCAAGTATATGGAGTTTCTAGGGGATATACTATCTCAAAAAAAGTTATACCAATGTATACTGATTTTTCAATGGGTACTATTCTAAAGCATACTTCTACTACAGATTTAGGTACTAAAATAACAGCTACAGATGAATCTTTAGAACAAACTATAGGTATATTTAAGGTAATAAAAACTACACAATATCCTTGTAAAGTAGATATAGCACAAGAAGTTCCTACAGTTATTTATAATATACCCCCAGATGATGGTACAACTAGTATTGATTTTGCAGCTACAATAGAAAACGATACAGATACTTTTTATACACATGCTGATCCTAAACCAGTATTTGAATCTAGAGTTTTTAGTTTACCAAAGCCCGGTACATTTCCAACAGTTAGTGGAGAGTTTAATCCTAAAGATTATGAAAGATATATTGGTATTTCTAATAGAGAAGGTATCTTAGCCAGTGAATATTATCTAGACACTCCTTGGGTAAATATGGTTACGGTAGCAAGTGGAGTAGCAATTAGTGGTTTGATTACACATTTTGAAACTACAAATTATGTGCCAGAAGGTACTTATTTCTTTTATACAGTTAGTGGAGTAAAATCATTTTACCAGAAAGACCCAGAATCAAGTTACTGGCAAGATTTTTCAGCAACATTACCAGATGCACCAATCACAATAATAAGAGTGGATGACTTTATATAATGCCTTTATACGACTATAACTTCTTTGAATATTTCAATGCTTTAGAGAGAAAGCTAAAAGTAAACCCTATAAACTTAGGTGGTATTATTTCTGCTAGTGGAGGTTTAGGTGGTCCTCCCGGTGGATATATTGGAATGTTACCACAAACTAGAGTATCTTATGACACAACCGAAGCAGCTATACCGGGCTTTGTTTCAGGAAATCCCTATGATCCTAGCGGAGTACTAGTTAGTGCTACTCTATTAGATAATCTAAATCATATACGTTGGAGAATAGAAGAACTTGAACCGGGAGGTTCAGTAGCAGGAGTTGTAATTTATAATAATGATACTCCTGTAGCTAGTGGAGTTACTTTACTAGATTTTATGGGAGACTTTGTATCTGCTATTGATGTGGGGGGAAATGAAGTAGAAATAACTATCAGCGGTAAAAAGACCTTTTTACATTTAGATGATACACCAAGTTCTTATTCTAGTAGTGCTAATAAATTTGTTATTGTAAATAATCTAGAAACTGATTTAGAATTTGCAACAGTAGTATTTTCTGGCGGTACTGATTGGAAAGCAAAAGTTAGTTCTAATGATACTACAGAAGGTTTCTTAGAAGATAAAATAGTAGCTGGTAGTGGCATTGTTGTTTCCACCCTTAATGATGGTGGAAATGAAGATATACAAGTAATGATAGGTTCTCACACCCATGTAGAAGCTGATGTTTTAGACTTGTCTCACGATGCAGATTTAATTAAAGGAGTTACTATCTCTGCTTTAGCACCAACTACAGATGATGTGTTATCTTATGATGGTTCTAAATGGACACCCTCTCCTTTACCAGCAGGTGCAGATGCCTATAGAGTTATAGGTTTTTATCAACAAATTACAAGTGGTTGGTCAATGGTAGCTAGCGGTGGTGCACCCATACCAGTTAGAATGTTAACTCCTTGGGCTGGTACAATTAATAATGTAAT